GGGCACGATACTGTTGCATCATTAATGGAAATCTTCATATCTTCGCCACACGCATCACAAATGAATGACGTATCATTTAGGGAATGCATAGAAGGTCGATTGTAATGAGGATCCATTCTTTGTAAATACTGGTCCAAAAGAGCATCTCTACGCAAGGTATCTCCACCTTGTTCTTTCATATTTGAATACGAGTTGGAAGGAGACTGTAGCTTGACACCACTAATATCTTGCTTGGAAGCATTTTCTAAAGCTTCAAATACACTACCAGGTCTAGCTCTATCTGCCACATGAATTACATTATCTGCCCCACGATTAATGCGATCTTGAATATCATAGTATTGGAACAAAAGATCACCTGTCTGCAAATAATAGTCAAAGACGGCTCCCTTTTCATCCGTGGCATCTAACTTTACTTTTGTCGTCTTGAGTTCCTGTTCAATTCGATATCTCTCAATATCGTTCTGCTCAGCCTTATATGAACTAATGAGGTTTGAATAAGTCTCCTTTAATGATGAAACCTGCTCACTAGTGTCCTTCACCTTTGATAAATAGTGTTGATGGACAGTATCGAGTGTTGTTCTGGCTTCAGGATTTGAACGCTTAGAAGGCCGTATCTTGAAGAAGGGATCACTCATGTACTATAGGATTTCCTGTATAGGTTCTTTAGCCCTGGCTCTAAGTTATGAAGCCGCGGTATATATGGAGTTAGGTCGCTCCGGTATTTACCCAGCCCCTGGCAAAATCTGAATGGACAATTCAACTTAAAAGAGGAAATGTTGAAGAAAAAGCATTAGCAACTGTAAAGGCAGGATACAAATATGAAATCTGGGTATATAGTGATAAGAAGCTTAAGGTAGAGACGAAAATCTATGGCTAAATACGACTTGAAATATCAAGTTTAGTCCTAAAATACTCCCCGGCTGATTCTGGCTATTTTATAAATTTCAGCGGGTTTTTGCAAAGTTCCTGATTTTTTTTCTCTAGCACGTGTATAACAACATGACTGGAGGAGGTCTTATGCAATTGGTCGCCTATGGTGCGCAAGACGTATATCTCACGGGTAACCCCCAAATCACATTCTTCAAGGTGGTCTACCGTCGCCACACGAACTTCGCGATGGAGTCCATTGAGAACCCCTTCAACGGTTCCCCTGGCTTCGGTCGCAAGGTAACGTGCACGATCCAGCGCAACGGTGACTTGATCTACCGCATCTACCTCCAAGCCACACTCCCCAAGGTTACGCTCCAGTCAACGGACGGCTCTGGTGCCCAGTTCCGCTGGCTCAACTGGGTCGGTCACAACTTGGTCAAGAACGTCGAGCTCGAAATCGGTGGACAGCGCATCGACAAGCACTATGGTGACTGGCTCCAGATCTGGAACGAGCTCACGCAGGAGGCTGGCAAGCAGGCCGGCTACGCGAAGATGGTTGGCAATGTCCCCCAGCTCGTCAACTTGCTCGTCCAGGGCGGCGAGGACTGCGACAATGACTGCTCAGGCGGTGAGCCCAACTCATCCAACGAGTTCCTCATGTGCGCGCCTGAGTACACACTCTACATCCCCCTCCAGTTCTGGTTCAACCGCAACCCTGGCCTCGCGCTCCCCTTGATCGCGCTCCAGTACCACGAGGTCCGCATCAACCTCGAGTTCAACGACCTCCGCAACCTCTGCTTCGACCAGTCTCCTTCCCAGTCCAACCTCCACACGGTCCGCGACCGCGTTGCGGCGGCTGGCCTCGTCGCCGCGTCCCTCTACGTAGACTACATCTACCTCGACACGGACGAGCGCCGCAAGTTCGCCCAGGTCTCCCACGAGTACCTCATCGAGACACTCCAGTTCACGGGCGGTGAGTCCATCACGAGCTCTTCAAACAAGCTCAAGCTCAACTTCAACCACCCTTGCAAGGAGCTCATCTGGGTTGTCCAACGCGACTCCTTCGTCTCATGCGATGACAACGTCATTGCGCCATGGAAGGGCCAACAGCCCTTCAACTACTCAGACTGGTGGGACCGCGCCGTCCTCGAGTCAGGCTACTCAGTCACGCGTGTCGAGGGCCTCGCCGGCAACAACCCAACGGTCACGGCGCTCCTCCAACTCAACGGCCACGATCGCTTCCAGGTTCGCGAGGGACGCTATTTCAACGAGGTCCAGCCCTACCAGCACCACACCAACGTGCCCGCTGTTGGCATCAACGTCTACTCATTCGCCCTCCAACCCGAGCAACACCAACCCTCAGGCACCTGCAACTTGTCTCGTATTGATAACACGACACTCCTCCTCACGGTCTCCAACAACGCTGTTGGCACGGCCACGAGCGCGACGGTCCGTGTATACGCGACGAACTACAACGTGCTCCGTATCATGTCTGGCATGGGGGGCTTGGCTTATTCCAATTAAGAGTATCCGTGGACAAATCCATATCACAAAAGGAGCAACAGTTCCAACAAACCAACAATCTCAATCATTATACACGAAATACGAAAGTGTGGACAAAGTCCCCGGTTCCGGAATTCGTAGACAACTCGAAAATTGAAGTACTCATTTTATATTTCTATAGTATAAATGGAAACCTGTAAGGCCGTCATTCAAGAAGGTCCTAGGAAAGGAAGTGCATGTAAATTTCCTCCTAATGATAATGGGTATTGTGGAAGACATCTTCGAAACAAGGAATATGATGACGGTATAGAAGCAGGTAAGACCTGGTGCCGTTTCTTCTTTCGTGGATGTAATAATGAATCGAAAGGAAGTTGTGAAGATTGTAAAAAGAAACTATCAAAGAAAACTCTTGGATGTAAACATGAAGGATGTAAATTCAAGGTAATTAAAGGGGACTTCTGTAAGAAACATGAGCGAGACAAATACTATATAGAAGAAAAAGAAAAGAGTATAAAATACTGTGATATAGCACGTGGGTGTTTTAACTTGTTAAAAGATAAGAAGTCATGTGATACTTGTTTGGATATTCAGAGAGAAAAAGACGCAGAAAGATATGCAAAACGTAAGGATATTATTAAGGCTACTGAAATCCAGAATACCATTATTCGATCTTGTATAAAATGCACAAAGGACTTTGATGTATTTAAGACAAAATTTAATAAAGATTCCATGCATTGTTTACATTGTACAACTAAGCAAAATATTCAAGATAAAAAGCGTGAGGGCAGAGAAAGAAATTATATGAAAGAACATCTTAAGAATCTAGAAAATCATTACAGAAATTATATTGTTAGTTCCACGAAAAGAGGTCATGGTGACTTCCAGTTAAATTTCGAGGAATTCCAGCAACTCGTTACGAAACCTTGTCATTATTGTAATTTAATAAAGGAAGATGAAGCAAATGGTATTGACCGAGTAAATAATGATATAGGATATACTAAGGAAAATTGTGTTCCTGCTTGTTGGAGATGTAATAGAATGAAATCTTTCTATCACCCAGAGTTCTTCCTAGAGAAGTGTAAAATCATAAGTAAACAACTGCCACCAACGAAAGAATTCTATACTAAATGGGCAACATACTACACGAGGACAAATAATCGCAACTATACTACATATAAAAGAGAAGCCGAAGAAACCCGCAAACTCCCTTTTGAAATTACGCAAGAACAATGGGACTGGCTAACCCGTTCTCCCTGTTATCTCTGTGGATACCAGGATGCACATGGAATTGGGCTTGACCGTCAGGATAATACAATCCGAAAATACACGCTTGAAAACTGTAGACCCTGTTGCGGCTCATGTAATTCCATGAAGGGTGAAATTCCTTTACAAGAATTCCTTGAACAATGCAAATTAGTAGCTTCTTCTAGTTTAGAATTTAAGGAAATCCCAGAACAAAAGAACCCCTTGAAAGAAGCGGAAGACAAGGGTCATTTGATGAATGCAGAAGACAGAACCCATTGGAAATCTAAGGGTCTCTATTATGCCATTCTGAGTGATACTGCTCTAGCATTCCAGCAATCCTATAAAGATGTCTTTACTCTAACAGAATTCAATGAACTCTCTTTAACAGTAAAGGCTTCTACGAAAGAAACGGCACTTTCTAATTTGAAGGATGTTTTGGGGAAACTCAAGAAAAGAAAATATCGTCTGCGGAACAATTTTATCCCTAATAATTAGAATGGCAAATACATGTGAAAAATATCTAAAAGAAGTATCGACTTTTATTGATAAACTTAATAATGCTGAAATCGACCGTTTCTGCGATAAGCCAGATGCACTTGTTGAATATATTATTACTAAATACATTGGTTCACTAGGCTATCTTTCACCTACGAGAGCTGCATGGGGAATGATGAAGACAAGTACTAAAGATAAATATATTAAGACTATCAAGATATTATTCTGGAAATTACATAATGACACCAAATTCATAGAAGGCTGTAGAGAACATAGACTAGAAGACATAAAAACTATCTTTAAAGAAACACTTATATCTGCACAGGGATATATTTCACCGTGTGCGGGAAAACAATACACATATAAGCATAAAAACTCAAATGTAGACCGATATAATTCTGGATTAAAGCCTGAAGTTGAACCAGTTGTAGTCCCGACAAATAGAAATAAGCGGTCTCTCTCACGAACTACATATCGTTCAAATGATAATAAAATGCAAACAATAAAGAGCTTTCTTCTAAAAAAGACGAAGAAAATTCGAAAGAATAAAGAAAATCTTTTATCAAAAATACAAGATGAAGAAGATGAATTAGAGAAATTAGAATCTAGTATTAATTTTAGACCACTTACATTCAGAGAGAATAAACTAACAAAGTTAAGAGCGGTATCACCACGATTTGCAGTAGCACGTGGCCCTGTAACACGTTCACAGACAGCATCAATGCGTTCACAGGCACCACCTCCTTCTAAACGTCGTAATACTACATTGAAGAAAACAAGGTCTTAATTTAGTATGCTATTAACTCTTAGACAGTGGCAGCAAACCTATAAGGACCCTAAGAACTTCATAGTTCAAGCATCTAAGCAAAATGGTTCAGACGGATGGCTCACATTTCCCATTGGAATGGGTTGGCAATTTGCTGCGAATTACAGAGAAGATAAGGCAAAAAGCTGGCAGCAGGGCTCTCATCAGAATGCTATCTTGTGTGCAATTCTAGGCGTCTCAGATTTAAGACGTAGACCAACAGGCATAAATAGACGTCTGATAGTTTATAACCTGGAGAAAGCAGGAATTAAGAATATAAAACTCTCAGGGTCTCAATATTTTAATGATCTCCCTTCGTATAAGTTTATTATTTCACCTGAAGGAAATGGTATAGATTGCCACCGGCACTATGAAGCCCTGATGGCTGGATGTATTCCTATTGTTGAAGATAATGCCCTGGTAAGAGAGAAATACAGAGGATGTCCTATTCTGTTCACAAAGGACTATTCGGAAATTAATGAACAGTATCTGGAACAACAGTACAATGAAATGATTGATAAGACCTATGATTTCTCTAGGCTCTTTCTATCTTCATATTGTCTAGAAGACCAACTGGGTATAAAAGATAATGGAAACTATTGGGTCAAAAAATTCTGTTATAAGAACTGGTACTAAAGTTAAGCCGTTTACGAAAGTAAAACTGATACTAAGATAGATGCAAATTATATGGATTACTCTGATAAATCAGGGGTATCTAAGGTTCACTCAGAATTTCTTAGAATCTATGAAGCGAAATAATTGTATATTTCCTCTTATTGTGTATTGCCTAGATAGTGAATGTGAAACTGAATTAAAGAAGTATACTAATGTAACCTGTATTTCAGCTAGTCCATTTATGAGAGGGAAGATGAATAAAGGTCTTACAATCTGGAAGTCCAATGATTATAAGCGAATTGTATTCTCAAAACTCGATGCAATCAAGTATACCTTAGACTTACCGCAATATAAGAATTTCTCAGTAGGATATATTGACACTGATATAATTTT